CTAAAATACCGTTCATTCACAATGAACAATTTTATTAATCTTTAAACCTTTATTAATCATGCTAAATTTATTTATTATCTTATTTATTTTTATTTTATTCTTTATTCACGCGTATTCTCTTGAATTTCGCAAGTTTACCAAACGGGACGGCTATTTGTCTATTGGGCTACTTATTACAATTATTTTAGCTACCTTAAATTTATTCTTAACCTTAATTAATTAATACAATGAAATCAAACGAACAAATCAAAACATTTTTAGACAGTATCGAAATCGAAAATTTAAACATTTTAGACTATATAGATATAGACGAAATAGACCAAAATTTTGCTTATGAAAGCATTTTCGAAATGATACACGAAAACAACGGGTTTGACGTTGAAATTATATATTATTCAAACGCTTGTGACTATCTAAGAAATAACGATAATTCGTTTAGAGATAGTATAGAAATTGCGGTCGATATGGGTTACAGTATAGAAAATTTAAACTCTGAACTTTTGGCAAGTTTACACGCTTCAAATAGGGCTTTACTAGAATTTCAAGAGTATCAAGACGAAATCAATAACTTTTTTATTTAACATTATGAAAGCAAATTTAAATACAAACCTCTTCCCTATTATTAACGTTGGAATGTACTATTCACCAATTAGCCCTGAAAGTTATTTTGATGATTATACAATAAATGACGATTTTGAAAATAATTTTTCAGAATATAACGCCGACCAATTTTGGGACAATTTCGACTATAATAAATACAAAGCCAAAATTCAAGAACTTGCCGCCGATTTTTTAACGTACGAAATTGACGAAGACTTTGTAACTATTGAGGCGGGTGAACTTTATAGTCCTAAATACTACAATTTTGATACTGATAACATTAAATTAATTGTCGAATTTGATAAAGTTAAGATTTTAAACAATGTATTTAAAGACGTCAACGCCTTTGATACCTTTTTAAAAGAAAATTATAGTTCTTATGATGGTTTTTGCTCGTTTACAGCCAATAACTTTGACGAGTGGTATATTGACTATAAAGACGAAAAAGAAACGGCTATAGGGGCTTTATTAACGTATTTATTCAAAGACACGGACTACAAAGAAAATTTTTATTATTATGTTTTCGAAAATATAGGCTATTACTCAGACTTTTACACTAACTAAAAAATCAACACAATGGACAAACTAAAATACATTATCAACGAACTAAATAATATAAAACCCTCAAACAAATACATATCTGAGGCAATAAAAGAACGCAAAGAATTTTATAACAATACCGCCGAACAATTAGAAAATATACCATTTGAAACAATTAAACGCTATTGTTTTTTGTCTGAGGTATTACGTAAAGCCGAAATAATAGAAAAACAAAAGTTCTATAAAATTCTATTGGATAAGGCTATAAAATTAGAAACGCACCAAAACGCACCCGAACTAAACAAATTACACTTTAAACGCCGTAAAATTGACACGCCAAAGGCTACAACAATAACGGACGCAATAACTCAGATAATTACAAATACCTCTCTTACTACTTTAAACGGCTTCATTTATGAACTCAATCAGTAGCAAAGTAATACTTAAAAAAGTTAACCGCCTTAATAATGTTAATAAACACACACATAAACTAATATTAGATATTTGTAACGGGGTGACGCAAATACGCCCCGTTTACAAAGTCCCTGACAAATTAACGATAATAGATACATTTGACGAACTTATTAAAATACTATTCATTTTAAAGGTTAACTTTGTAGTAAGTAATAACGCACCCAAAGGCGGTCGTATAGGTATATTAATAACAATTAAAACAAAAGTTAACACACATAGTGTGTTGACTAAAGACAACACAAATGGAATCAATAGAACAAAAACATCAACGGCTTAAGGATGAATTGAAAGCCGAAACAAAAGAGAATTTAATATTAGCAAAGAAAATATACTTAAGAAAATTTGAGATAGAGAACGGCTTAATATAATTGTACAACTTTTACCACCTTAACGGGTGGTTTTTTTATGCTTATAATTTAAGGTAAAGCCTTATCAATACTATTGGCGGGGCTTGGTGCAAAATGTTGACAAAAATTAACAACGCCAAACCTTATACACACGCCCGCCCTTAATCACTTTTATAAGGCTAAACCCTTAAAAAGGTTACATTTTGTAAGGTAATCCCCTTAAAATTGCGGGGTAATTCACCCATATTCACCGCAAAGAGGCATTTTATCCCGCGGGTAGGGTAATTTAGGCACCCAATTAGCTTAATCGGATGATATTTTAGAGGGTACACCCCATTGAGATTTTTGGATGGAGGGTGTTATGACCCCCTGTAAAAATTTTTACCGCTAAAAAGCTATATAGTTATTCGCATCTTATTAGCAACTTTAGTTATGAATGACTCGTGTTGTAAAATATTTGTAGGAGAAAATTCTTACTTTTTAAAATTTATCCAGTACGCATTGAAGTTTTTTGCAACGCATTTTTCTATTTTTTACTCTTAAATTTCCAATTTTAGACTTGACTTTAGTCCAATTCTAATTTTCTATTTTTTAGTAAAAAAGATACGAAAAAGATATATTGCTTATAATCAGCGTTTTAGCATTTTAGGCAGTACGCATTACGTTGACAATTTGCGTTTTTTAGGGACACCCCCCCTAAATATTTTATTTTTAAGGGGGGTGTCCCCCAAAATTGACTTTTTTCAACGTAATGCGTACTGTGTATATTTTTATATATTGTATTATTATTTTTATTATATTTGTAGCAATAACAATAGTAAATAAATATACTATTGGGTTTAATCTATTTTAGTTATGAGTTTTTATTCAGATAAAGAAAAGAAAGAGATGTTGGATTTAATAATTGATTTAATAGAAGAAGGTGGTTCTATTAGACAAATATTAAGACGTTCTGATACTTGTGGTACTAAGACGTTCTACAAGTGGTTGGAAGCAGATGAGGAGTTACAAGCTCGTTATGCTAAAGCTACTAAAGTAAGAGCTGATAATATCTTTGAAGAGATGTTGGAGATTGCTGACAAGCAGGAAGCGGATATGTCTTACAACGAGAGAGGAGAAGAAGTGATAAACCATAATGTTATTAATCGTTCAAGATTACAGATAGACACAAGAAAGTGGATGTTAGGTAAATTGAACCCTACTAAGTACGGAGATAAGTTGGATGTAACTTCAGGAGGAGATAAACTTCAAGCTGTGCCGATTGTAGGAATGAAAATTCTAAATGAGGAATAAGGAAATAAGTTTAAATGTTCGTGGCAATGTAAAGCAGCTACAAGCTGTTAAGTATTGGATTGACGATACGACAATTGACATAGCATACGGTGGTAGTAAGGGGTCAGGTAAGAGTTTTCTTGGTTGTTCCCTTATTTGCGCTGATGCGTTAATGTATCCTGGTACTCATTACTTCATTGCTAGAAAGACATTAACTGATTTAAGGAAGTTTACCATTCCATCTGTTCACGAGATACTTGATATTTGGGGAATAGGTAAGGAATATTACAAGTACAATGGTCAGGATAACTATTTTCAGTTTCACAATGGTTCTAAGATATTTCTTTTAGATGCTAAGTACCAGCCTTCAGACCCGAATTATATGAGATTTGGTTCGATGCAGATGACAAGAGGTTGGATTGAGGAGGCAGGAGAGTTTGAGTTAGAGTGTAAGAACAACTTACAGGCATCAATTGGAAGATGGAAGAATAAAGAATACAATTTACCGCCAAAACTCTTACAAACGTGTAACCCCTCTAAAAATTATCTCTACAAGGATTACTACAAACTTGATATAGAGCAGAACTTACCGATTTACAGGAAGTTTATTCAGGCATTGCCATCAGATAATAAGACATTACCCAAAGAATATATACCCAATTTGATAAATATCTTATCTCCAAATGAGATACAGAGGTTAGTGTATGGGAATTGGGAGTTTGACGATAACCCGTATGCGTTGTTTGATTATCAGGACATACTTGGATTATATACAAACGAGTTTATCAAGCCTACTGAAGATAGGTACATCACTGCCGATATTGCGTACACTGGTGCTGATAAGTTTGTAATTATGGTATGGGCTGGATTTGTGGTGGTTAAGATTATTGCAATTGATAAGATTGACGATACGATGGTAAGTAAGAAGATAAATGAACTTAGGGTTCACTACCGAGTACCACTGAAGAATGTAGTGTATGATGCTGATGGATTACAGACATTTACTAGAAACTCATCACAGAGTGGTAATTTAGTGGGAGCTGTAGGATTTCATAATAACGCTGTGCCTGTTAAGGTGCAGGGTAAGAAGGAGAACTTCAAGAATTTAAAGGCTCAGGTGTATGAGTTCTTTGCGCAACAGGTTAAGGATTCGAAGGTGTTTATTCAGGATAATGCGTTTAGGAAACAAGTGATTGAGGAGTTGGAGCAGATAAACAAAAATCCGATATTGGATGATGGTAAATATGCTCTAGAGCCTAAGAGTAAAGTAAGAGAGAGGCTTGGTAGGTCTCCCGATTTTGCAGATGCACTGGCTATGCGATTTTACTTTGAGTTAAAGGGTAAGCCTAAAGTGATGATTAGGTGGTGATACCTATGTAAATTCTCATAATGACGAATATCGTCATTATGTTAATATTTTTTAGTAAATTTGTAGCTTTAAAGATAAAAAAATGATATTTCAAAACGACCAAGAAGCGATTGCTGCTATTAAAGCCAATCTAAAAATAAATCACGAGTTCGTGGAAATGCGTGAAAGTTCTAATGAACTAAAGGCTTTAGTAAATGGCGATGACTTCATTGAGGAGTTAATCGAGAAGATTGAAAATATCGAGAGTGATAAGAAAGCCTTGGCTCGTAAGAAGTACAGCAGAAGTATCAAAGATTTATTTGAGAGGTTGTTTCAGCCTATTGATAATATTTACTACGCAACAGGTGGTGTTAAAGACTACGACATTGTAAATGAAAGTATTAAACAGCAGTTTATAAAAAAGATTGCAAGTATTAGAGATAATAAGCCATTGTCTGAGTGGATTCAAAAGAATGCAATTAAGCTGATGAATACAGACCCAAATGGGTTGATATTCTTGGAGTATAAGACAATTCCTACAATTGATATTTATCCAACGTATAAGTCGATTGAAAAGATTAGATACTACCAGGCTGATGGTCAGTTGGTGGAGTATGTGATATTTGAGCCTAAGAAAAAAGACAACAGAACATTTTGGAGAATTGTTGATGATGCTAAGGATAGGGTATTTGAGCAGATTGGAATGGAGTTTGTATTGATTGAAGAATTGACATTTGACCA